CAAAGAAAATCAGTGCCGCCCACAGTGCCACAGCTGCCAAAACCATCAGAACACCCAGTGTTTTCACAAATCCGTCCATATTTTTATTCTCCTTCTTTGATAATCCAAACTCTATGCGTCCCGTAGCCATTCCAATTCAGGGCATCTTCATGACTGCCGGAAACCGCCACATCCAGGTGCTTTCCCTGGATTCCTGCCCCCTTGTCCTGAACGATCCGCACTCCTATGTCCTCGATATAGAGGATGGTTCCAAACGGGAACACATCCGGGTCAGCCGCTACCGTCACGTCAGCTTCTACCGGTGCACCGCTGGCTGTGATCCCGGTTCCTGTGCCGCAGATATGCTCCCGCTTTTCGGTACAGTAGGCCGTGCAGAGAAAATCGCCAGCATCCTCAACCAGCAATTTTCCATCCAGTCGGTCCCGTGCTTTCAGAGAATCCCGCAAGGTATCTGCATACCCGGCAACTTCGCCTGCCGCGCCTTTCCAGTCCTCGTACATGGACTTGTAGATATCCCTCTGTGTTTCCAGATCCGTGATCCGGTTCTGCATCAGAGCGGCTTTCGTGCAGCTTGCAAGTTCCGCCGCAAGAAGCGCCGCAATGATTGCCTTGCTTATCGTTTCTACCTTCACGTCTTTTCGTTCCCTTCTGTTTTGTCGAATGTGATTGGTGCGTGCCCATGCTCTTGTGCTCGGAGTGTTCCGGTCATCCCATGCGTAACTTCCATGAAACCGCCGCCCTGGTCATTCAGCACCGTATTTCTTAACTCAAATAGCGTCTGATCTTGGTGCGTTGCCAATGTTGCCGAAAGTTCTTCTTGGACAAGCGGTCCCTTTCCTCCGCCGTCACATCCGCTGCGGATCTTCATTGTGTAGGCTTCCCGCTGCCCCCCGCAGGGTTTTGTTGCCACCATTCGATCATGCCATGAATAGCAGTCAGTAGTAAGTCCTGTAACTTCTTCCCCCTGCGGGATGCACGGTTCAAAATTCCATTCAGTGCCTTTTCGCTCAAAAACGACCACTCCGGCGGATTCTCTACGAGTATCGCAGACAGCATATACTCTGCGCCGGCGCTGGGGGATTCCCCACCATTGAGCATTGACAATTCGATAGGCAACAGCTCCGTAGTTTGCGAAGCCCCCCCCACTTGCCATGTTGGAGAATAGACTGATCTGCTCTACCTCCGGCAAACTCTCTGAGGTGTAGTAATTCGTTGAGGACAACTTCAAAATCCTTTCCTTTGTTCGATGACAGGGCACCGGGCACATTTTCCCAGATGACGAACCGTGGATATTTTCCGCCGGTCGCCAGCAGCATTTCCCAGATAATGCGTATTGCCTCCCAGAACAATCCAGATTTGGCACCGTTAAGTCCGGCACGTTTTCCTGCAATGCTCAAGTCCTGACATGGGCTTCCGAACGTTATGATGTCAACCGGTTCAATCAGAAAGCCCTTGATGTCCGTAACGCTTCCAAGATGCTTCATGTTCGGCAGATGCGTCTTTGTAACAGCAATGGGGTACGGCTCTACCTCGCTTGCCCAGACCGGATGCCCGCCGCACATTGCGGCGCACAGCGGCATTGTTCCGCTTCCATCGAACAGGCTTCCCAGCTTTATTTCTCCGGGCGGCTTTCCCAGTTCGCGGAACGCGTTCTTTACAAAGAACAATGCGTTTGGTAGCGCCATTCCGTTGCCCCACATTGCGTACTCTGCCGCCCTGCTGTGCAGGCCATCATGCCAGCGCATCAGGGCACGCCTGCCTTCTTCGCTGTCTGCCTGCATCATCTTCCGGTTCGGCTTTTTCCCCTTGATCTCGCAGTCCTTTGTGTAGACCTCACGCCAGAACGGCAGTTCCCGCAAGTCGGTCAGTGGTTCAATTTCTGCCCATCCGTCCGGGAAGCCTTGCAGTCTGCCACACTCCATCGGAATCAGTCTGCGCACGATCCAGTCCGGCGTTTTTCTTTGGGCAACTTCCGGGCCGCTTGATGTGCCATCATTTTTCTTCGTGAGAGTAGCCGCAGTGTTTCCAGTAACGGCTCCGTTGTAGAGGTCGATGCCGACCGTATTTTCAGGCAGCGGTTGGAGCACCGGATTTATGTAGTTCAAACTCCATCCTCCTTCTCCCTTTGCCTGAAGTGTTCCGCTGACCTCTCCACCAAGACAGTGATGTCTTGCATCGTAGGCAACGGCGTGCCGGTCCACCGTGTTCAGTGTGAACGAAGCGTTTTCTCTTACTCCGCATCCGTTCTGATTGGTATTCCGGTCAACGAAATTTCCAGCCATACAGTACGCCCCGGCCACGATAGGCGCTTCATGGTCGCACGTTAGGCATGGGCAAGTTTCGTTCAGTGTGTCCGCCGATGCCTGACCGGATGCTCTGCAAATTACCGGCCCGCTTTCACAGATTTTCATGCTGCCCCCCCCGCTGACCAGAATCGCCTGCGATCTCATAGCCGATGCACTGTTCAGCAGTGAGGGTGCCACACCATCAACGCTGTAAACTCTTGCACCTTGCGGAAATTCCGGTGTCAGACATTCAAGTTTCATTTCGCTTTCCTCACTTTTTCTTGCACGGACGACCAGCATCGAACTGGTACTCCTGCTCATGGGGGATTAGGTCAGAAGCAGGTTCATCCATTATGCGTCCGCATATCAATCCTGCCCGGCAAGAGAGTACCGGGCAGGGCGGCCATTGCAGTGGCCTACCGCTTTTGTTCCTGGGCGGATTGAACAGGGCATTTCTACGCTCATGCTGCGGCGCACCCGTTCCCGTCGATTCCATGCGGGTGCGGCTTTTGCGGAAATGGCAGCCCGGTTTTGCACCGGGCTTTAACGGAAAGGAGGACGCTGCTGTACAGCACCATTCCGCTATGTCGGCCGGCTGATTTCCTGACCGTACCGGCTTCCATGGAAAACTCAACTCGGCACATACAGGGTCCGGCCCTGCTTGCAGCGCTCAATGCCTAGAAAAAGCGCCATGCGCCATATAAAAGCAGCCCCGCTTCTGCGGTGCAGGGCTGCTTATTTCACGTTCGAGAAGAACCATGCTTTGTATCAGCGGCACTGTTTTTCTCGTAGTGCTTGCACTCCACGTTGTAACCACTGCAAGGTGCGCACCGGGCTGCGGTTATCTTGAATGTGTGCTTGCACTGTTCTTCAGTACCCTTTTGTTTTCCCTTGTGCAGGGATGCTCTGGTATGTGTGCTTCTTGCCAAGCTCTTGATCTTCCTCGCTTTATATAAATAGGTGTTTCGGCCCAAAGGCTTTGGGTTTCGACGCTTGTCCTGCACCGCTTCCCAGCGCACCGGTGGATTGAAGTTTTTCCGCAATTTCATCCAGATTTTGAAACTGCTGAAGTCGCTTTCCCATGTTCCGAATGTTTCATCCATCCACTTGAACATTTCTTTTACGGCTTCTGGCAATTCAAATTTTCCATCACATAGGGGTCCCGGCACTTCCTCAACATCCGGCATGGTTGTCGGCAGTTCTATTCGCTCACCATTCGGAAGATCATAGTAGGCAGTGCCTCTGCTCACTCTTCTACCTCCATGATGTGCGTTGCGATCATGTCAGCCATGTGCAGGCACAGGGCTTCCGGGCAGCGGTCGTATACTTTGCTGAGCGTTCCCCAGTCCTGCTCTCCGCTATATGCTCCCATGTGCCACCTGATTGCCAGGGCTTCCGTGTCGGTCAAGAAAATCCAGTCTTTGATAATGCTGACGGATGCTTCACCGTGTCCCATCAAGTGACTATCTTCATAACGGTAACTGCCATCCGGCTTTTTGATGTACTGCCCAGCCTTGCAAACGTCATGGAGTAACGCGGCGGTCAAGACTGCGTCCTTATTGCATTTTGCAAACTGCGGCATCTTGTCGCATAATTCCAGGGCAGCTCTTGCCACATTGAGAGAATGCAGCACCAGACCGCCGGGGACATTCAGGTGATGCTTCGCGCTGGCCGGGGAATTGTAAAAGTCCAGTTCTTCCAGCACCCGCATCAGTGCCATACCGCCGCGCCTACCCTCAATAGCCCGTACCAAAAGGCTGTTGAACTGGTCTTTCAGCGAGATTCTTGTTGCTTCATCCATAGGTCGTTTCCACCTCTCAATCCCAGTCCCGGACTTCATTGTTCCAGTCATAAGCCTTTTTGACCAAAGTGTCCAGCAACACCGGCACTGCCCATGCAACGGCAATGAGATCTGGGTTGTAATTGATTTTGAACAGCCAGCAGACACCCCAGATCAGGGTTGAAAAAATGCCATACAGCACGCCGAACACCAGCAGGCTTTCTCCCAGGTGCAGCGCATCGCGGCGGAAGCGCCGCCAGTTGAATGTCTTGTTGAAGTTGTTGATTGCTCTGTGAAGTTTTTCAAGAATCATTTTTTCTTTCCCTCCATGTGAAATAGGCTTGTTTGACTTGTGTACTCAGAAAACCGTTCTTCTTCCAACTGGAAATAGAACGGATCAATTTCAAATCCGATAAAGCCAAGCCCTGCCTCATATGCTGCTATGCGGCTGCTTCCGCTTCCGAGGTGGGTGTCAAGGATCTTCTGCCCTGGCTCTGCATAGTTTTTGAAAATCCAGTCATAAAGAGCAACCGGCTTCTGCGTTGGGTGGATTCGCTTTTCGTTCAAGCTCTTGTTTCCCTGCATGGTGTCGCCTTCTGTGATGCTTTTTCCCTGCATCATTCCGGACCACATATACCGGAACATTCTCACTGAGGAAAACAAATTTGTTGCCGCAATCTCGCAATCTGAAAAGCTAGAATTCCCATTGCACTTGTCCCACACGATCCGTCCGGTAGAAAACTGGTAGTCAAAATAGTTGCAGCCCCATACAATATAGTGGCGGCACACTCGAAACAGCTCCTTGAAATACTCCGGCTCTGGTTTACTCCAAGCAGGAGAGACGGGGTAGTCACGATGTACGCCTATTTTGCTGACTTTTGATCCGTAAAATCCTCTGCGTTCCGGGCCAGAGAAATACGGTGGATCCACAACCGCCAAATCAAAATAATTATCCGGGAACAGTTCCATTGCCGGCAGGCAGTCCATGTTATAGCAATGGTTCAGCTTAAACACTTCTCCCATGCCTTACTCCGCCGGGCAATCCGCCCGATACCTGAACCGCTGCTTTGCGTTGTATAATCGCTGCTGCCCAAGCTCTGCACTATATCCTGCGCGACCATTGGCATCCATCTTTCCAGTGTCACCGCGCTTCAGTTCCTTATAGATGGTGGAATAGTTGAAGCTCATCGCCCTGGCGATTCCGGCAACACTCTGTCCGGCATTGTACCGAGCTTCCAGCACCTTGCGGTCATCCTGCGTCATGTGTTTTGCCATTCCTGTTCCCTCGCTTTCCTGAAAAATGCGCAAAAAAATAACGCAAGAGAATCCGCTAAGATTTCTCTTGCGTTTTCTCTTGCGTTTATTTTACAAATTCAGCTCGCCCCGGCCGCCAAAATGTGCGCATCCGCGTCCAAAAGCCGCCCAAGCCCGGCAGTTTCAAAAAACTTTTACAATTTTTGAAAAAAGGCTTGCTTTTTTTGCGCAGGTATGGTAATATAATCAAGCTGATTTCGGCAAAAACAGAATATGGACGGTTAGCTCAGCTGGTAGAGCATCTGCTTGACGTGCAGGAGGTCACAGGTTCGAGTCCTGTACCGTCCACCATACAGTTCGTACTCGAACCCGATTCTTTACGAAAAAGGGTTCGGGTACGTTTTTTGTTTATCGGAGGTTTTGCGGAAAGAGTACGCAGAGCGGTAAACGAACAAAGGCAGGATATCACTATAAGGGTGGTATCCTGCCTTTTGCTTGTTTGGGAATTTCGCCTTGTTAGAAAATTTCTGGTCTATGTTGAAAAGCCTTTCTTTTTATGATATAATCAATATGGGTAAATATATCGTGATTTGATGATGTGCGGAGGTGAAATCATGGCTACTGCGCCAAGCATGGGAAAACTAATCTATCATATAACATCTATAGATAATCTTCCTTCGATTTTAAAGTTTGGTCTGCTCTCTCGAAAATGCATATTACAAAACCACGACATACACTTTACTGATATTGCCGATCCAGAAATCTTAAGTAAACGTGAGCGATATAAGGAAGCTCTTTCACAATATGTCTTATTTCATTTTTTTGCAAAAAATCCATTTGATGGTGCAGTGTGCGAAAAGTATGGATCAGAAAATATGGCAATCATCGCTGTTTGGAGAAGTATTTGTGAACATAATAATTATCAAATAATTCCATCACATCCATTGGATAGTGATGCTCCAGATCTTTATTCTTATGGAGAAGATTTCAAGAAAGTTCGATGGAATATATTAGACGATAGAGAGCATCGCGATTATAAAAATGCAGAGATCCGGAAAGCATGTATGGCAGAATGTGTTGTGAAGGGATGTGTTCCGGTATCAGATTTTGCATATATTTATGTTTATAGTGAAAGGGCAAAAGAAAAGATTTTAAAAATGGAAAATGCCGTAGCTATTAAGGATAGGATACAGGTTATGCCTAGTATGTTTCCCATAAGTCGATAATTAAATTGGGAGGTGATTCAAGTGTTTTTCTATACAACAGGAGATTTGCTCCAGTCCGATGCGGAAGCTCTTGTCAACACAGTAAACTGTGAAGGTTATATGGGAAAGGGAATCGCCTATCAATTTAAACTTAAATTTCCAAACAACAACAAAGACTATGTTAAGGCGTGTAAAAATGGTACACTACGTCCCGGAAAACTTCATGTTTATAAGGAAAGTGAAAAAATCATCATTAATTTCCCGACCAAAGATAAATGGCGTGAAAAATCACGAATGGAATATGTTGAGGATGGGTTGGATGCGCTTGTTTTACTAATAAAAGAACTCAACATAAAGAGTATAGCTATTCCACCGTTGGGAAGTGGTAATGGTGGTCTTATTTGGAATGACGTTAAGCAAGTTTTGGCAAAAAAACTAGAGGACACAGCCAAACAGGTAGCGATTTATATTTATGAGCCTTCTCGAAACTTTGCCACAACGCCAACACAGGAGCCAAAACTGAGCACATCAGCACTCGTGTTAATGGAATTAAAGGGGCATTTAAAAAAGTTTAACAGTCTTCGTTTGCAAAAAGCGGCGTATTTCATGGATTTGTTTTCCTCAAAAAAATATTTTCGTTTTGTTCCTCATAAATACGGTCCTTATGATCATTCCATTGATATAGTTAGTAAGGGAATTCGTGAATTTCAGCAGTTTCATGGAACATCTTCTACAAAAGAAGCTGAGAAAATTCTATTTAATAAACTTACGAGTGAGTCGGTAAATAATACTTTACAAGCATTGCTCCCTTGGATCATAAAGTCTTGTGATTTTGTAAACTCTATTGAAACTGATCATGAACTAGAATGTTTGGCAACAATTTGTTTTCTAATTGAAAATTCAGGAGGCTTAACAGCAGAAGGAATTGTTTCCGGATTTAAGAATTGGTCTGAGGAAAAGGCAAAGAGGTTTACTGAACAAGAAATTATCGAGGGAATCCAAAAGTTATATATGCTTGGAGTTATAGAAAAAAATCTTGTAGGTTATAACCTTGCTGCATAAAACAAAAACAGGGTGCGCCCACCCGGACGCACCCTGCCAAAGACCACAGACAATAGCGATATGTATACCAGGGAGTTCCCCAGCGGGAACTTCCTGGATTTCTTTTTTGTTTGCGTGATGAGCCTGCTCCGCCTGCCACGCGGCAAACTCCCTCTGGCCTTCCTCGCTGTTCCAGCAGGCAAGGATGGCCGGGTAGAATGCCCGTGCCAGACGGTCAATGACTTCATCGGGATAGGGGGAAGTGTTTGTGGACTTTTTCTTTTTGTTCAAACGCACGCTCCTTTGGACATCTGTGAACAGCATACCATGTGCCTGATGTTATGCTGTCTGGTCTTTAACATCTGCGAGTGCGGCTTCCAGAGAAGCAAGGTAGTCCTTGTGCTTGTGAATGATCTCCAGAATCACATCACGCTGTGCATTATCGGGCATTTGCTCCAACTGATAGTTGAACGCAATGCGGAAACGAGTGGTCACATCTTCCAATGCTACATACCTGTACCGCAGATCTTCCGGGTAAGCATCGCTGTCGTAAATCGATTCAAACTTTCGGAATGGCATGACAGGAGCTTTGCCCGGAACACGAATCACACCGTCAGCGTCAGGCTTCGGTTCCACCTTCAGCTCCGGGTGCAGAATATCCTGCAAGGTCTGTGCACGGTCATTGTAGGCCGCCCTGGCAAGGCGGTGCATATCCGCTTTGGACACTTTCATCTGTCCGGACAGGATGCTCTGCTTTAAGCCCGGCATCAGTTCTTCCGCAATCTCCACGCCTTTCATATACTTCGAGGCGCGGATAACGGTGTCCTTGCTCACACCGTTTTCTTCTGCGATTCGGTCGCAGGTTTTGGTGCTGTCGATCAAGTTCGCATTTAGCGAACTTGATTTTGCATCGCTGCTCTTGCGATCACCGCCGTGCGCGGCTTTTTCGGCTTCATACTGTTTGCCCATCAGGTAGTACTTCTGCTCCGGGGTGAGGTTGCGCCGCCCCAACTGGTTCTTACAAATCCAAGCGAGAACTTCTTCTCGGCTTTCAAACGGGAGTGGCATCGTGGAGAAAGAGATTTCGGGATGTTCCTGAACGATCTCATAACGATTGTGTCCGTCAACAAGGATGTTATTCCAAACGATCAAAGGAGAAAGCAGCTTGCCTTCCTTGAGGATATTTTCTTCAAGCTGCTTAAATTCATCATCGGTCAGAGGGGGAATCTGGGACTGGAACTCCGGGTCGATTTTCAGATTGATCATACGCACACTCCTTTATCTCTCCTGCTGCGTCTGTTCTTCCTCCCGGAAAAAGGACGCAACAT